AAGATAAAGCATTTTTAATCAAGATAGGCCAAGAGTTGCCTGTCGAGGTTAAAGAAACCAAACCAAAAGAAACACTACAAGAAAAGGATGAGGCATAAGCGATGGCCGTTTATTTAAGTAATGGAGTAGTGGTAACGCTTAATAGTGTGGCCCTATCCGATCACGTAACGAGTGCAACAATTAACCGTAGCTTTGACGAGCTAGAGGTTACAGCTATGGGCGATACCGCACATAAGTTTGTAAAAGGCCTAGAGGCCAGCAGTATTACGCTTGACTTTTTATCTGACACAGCTGCCGCTAATGTCAATGCGACACTACAGGCAGCTTGGGGTACGACAGTAGCCCTAACACTTAAGCAGACAAGTGCTGCAACCTCGGCAACTAACCCGCTATACAGCACTACAGTATTAGTAAATAACACTACAGACATTAACGGCGCAGTAGCCGATATTGCCACACAGTCAATTACTTTTACCTGTAATTCAGCTATCGTTATTACTACTTCATAATCAACTAAGACAAGGGGCTAAACAAATGGCAAGACTTAAAATAACAAGGGCTGACGGCACTATATCCGAGCATCAAATATCGCCGCGTATTGAGTATGCCTTTGAATTGTATGCAAAAAAAGGTTTCCACAAAGCCTTTAGAGATGATGAGAAACAAAGCGATGTTTACTGGCTAGCTTGGGAGTGCTTGCGTACTTCAGGGGAAACCGTGCCAGTATTCGGCGCAGCGTTTTTAGACACCTTATCTAAGGTGGACGTGCTAGACGATAACCCTTTGGAGTAGTGGGGCGCGGTTCATATGGCTATCTGATCGCTCAAATAGCCATCGAGACAGGGATAGCGCCCCAGTACCTCTTAGATTTAGATAGCACTATGTTTGCCAATATGGTTAAAGTTTTAACCGACAGAGTGAAAGAGGCGCAAGATGCCAGCCGTAGAAATAAGAGGTAATACAGACCTACGTAAAGCATTAAAGCGTTTTGCACCTGATTTAGATAAAGAGTTGCGTAAAGAATTAGCTGCAGCCTTAAAGCCAGTAGTAAAACAGGCTAGAGGCTTTGCACCTGCTACAGGTGATATTATGAAAGGCTGGCAGCCGCGCTCATTTAGTGAGGCTCGTTTTCCATTTTATGATAACGCAACAGTAACTAAAGGTATTACTTTTAGTACTAGCGTGAGCAAACCTAATAAAAATGGATTTACCTCTAATGCCCGCATTATGAATAAGTCAGCGGCAGGTGCCATATATGAAACTGCAGGCCGTAAAAATCTTGGTGGCCAGCCCTGGGTAGGCTCAAAGGCAGGCGGCTCTAGCCATAAGGTAAGTAGGTCTACGCGTAGAGGCGCAGGCCCACAGTTTATAGATAATCTAGGTCAGCTTACTACGAGCCTTGCAGGCGTTGGACGTTTGATATTTAGAGCCTGGGCCGCTGATAAAGGCCGTGCGTACGGGATAGCTATGAAGGCAATAGATAAAACCATACAGACTTTTTACGATAGGTCTAACGAGCGTAGTTTAGATAAGGCCGCCTAATGGCCGAGTCAGCTAATGTAAATATAAATATAGGCTCAAAAGTAGACCTAAAAGGTTTTAAGAAAGCCGAAACAGCTACCGAAAAATTAACAAAAAGTGTTAAAAAGTTTGCCGTAGCTGCAGGTCTTGCCTATAGCGCTAAAGCTATAATCTCTTACGGTAAAGCTTCTATGATGGCCGCTGCCGATGACCAAAAAGCTCAAAAGATATTAGCCAATAATCTTAAAAACGTGGGGCTAGCTTATGCCTCTGTAGATGCTGAGAGTTTTATACAGTCACTAGAAACCCAGACGGCTATTTTAGATGATCAGTTAAGGCCTGCCTATTCCCAATTAGCACAAACTACGGGCAGTATCTCAAAGACTCAAGAGTTAATGAAACTGGCTTTTGATGCCTCAAGTGGCAGCGGTTTAGATTACGCCACTACGGTAGATATTATAAGTAAAGCCTATGTGGGTAATACAAAAGGATTAAAAGAGCTTAATTTAGGACTCACTCAAGCCGAGTTAAAGTCTATGAGTTTCGCACAGATTCAAGATAAAATAGCCGCTACTTATGCTGGCTCAGGCGCGGCGGCGCTAGATACATACGCAGGCTCTATAGCTAAATTATCTGTAGCTACTTCTAACGCTGCAGAAACCATAGGTGGCGCTTTACTAGATGGCATTATTGCTGTCAGCGGAGCCGACGGTATAGATGGTTTAATAAAAGATGTTAATAATCTTGCTAGTGGTTTTGCTTTTCTTATTACTCAGATTACGGGAGCTGTAGGGGCTTTAACTAGCTCCTCAAGTCGTAAAGCCTTTAGTAGTGGTTACTACACAGGCGGGGGTCGAGCAGGTGGGGCCAGTGTATTTAGGCCTACTGGTATGGGTAATGTCGCATTAACTGGCGGCTCTAATATGGATACGCAACGCTCAGCGTTAGCAGCTTCTAAAGCAGCCGAAACCGCCGCTAAAAAGCGAGCAGCCGATTTACTAGCAGCTACTAAAAAAGCCTCTGCCGATGCTGCCGCTGCAGCCAGAAAAGCTAAGTTAGATGCGAAAAACCAAGAATTATTAAGTAAGGCCGCTGCAGCCTTTGACATTAAACAAATCTCAATAGCAGCTGCTCTGAGAGAAACTTACGATAGCCAGACAAAACTGCGCCTATTAGCGATGCAAGCTATAGAGGACGATAACGGCCAAGCTGCTATAGATTACTTAAAACAGTTACAAATACTACAAACAGCCGTACAGGCAGACAAACTTAAAGGCCTCACTGGCATATCAGAGACTCAGTTACACCTTATAAATACAGAGTTATTAGCAGAGTTACAGTCTATTGAAACCTCTAAAATGTCTGAGGCTGATAAAGATGCAGCAAAAATGGCGGCGTGGGCTAAATATAACGATGCCATAGCTAAACAAGGTGAGTTAATGGCGCTTGGTTATTACTCTGAGCGTACACAGATTGAGTTAGTTTCTATCGCTAAACTAGCTGCCTTATCTGAGTTTGAGTCTGCCCAGACCACCTTACGCAAAATTGCCCTCAGTGCAGATATGGCTGCTATAGATGAGGTTTCACTGGCTCAAGCTTTAGCAGATGAGTCACGCAATAATAATATGATTGCTTACATAGCTCTCATTGATGAGGCAAAATACGCAGCCTTTGATTTAGCAGCCGCTACCGCCGCCGCTACCGCTGAGCAAGCAAACGCTATTATTGCCCTAGCTCAAGCTAACGCAGCGGCCCAGGTTCTAGCCGATGCGGCAAACGCTGCCTCTATTATTGCAGCTGCAAACGCTGCTGCTGCAGCCGCCGCTATTATTGCTGGTATTCCCCCAGTAGCACCTGTTATTCCCCCAGTAACGCCAGGTGCAGGCGTACCAGACTACGGCGGCGCTCTTAGTGGTATTAACCTTAACCCTAACCGCTCTAATGATGCTTTTAATGCACCTGTTATAAACATTAACTCTGGGCCTTTACTAGGCAGCGAAGAAACCATAGCTGCTGCCGTACAACTAGCTTTACAAACCCTTAACAGACAAGGTGCTAATACGAGTTTTGCAGGTGCTATCTAATGGCAGTGCCAGTAGTTAATGCTTTTATAAACTTTAGTACTGGCCCAGCTTTTGCTCAAGCGATGATATTAGACCAGGGGCAATTAGATGTAAATGTATTAGCAGATGCGGTGGCAGTAATTGTAGATGTAAGTGACCAAGTAAATACTATTACTACTAATAGAGGCCGTAACGCTCAGGCTGACCAATTCCAAACAGGCACACTTAGTTTAAGGATTGTGGATCAGACGGGCGCGTTCAATCCTCAAAACCCCAGCTCGCCCTACGCGGGTCTTTTATCTCCTATGCGTAAAGTGCAGATAACAGCTACCTATGCAAGCGTGACCTACCCAGTCTTTCAAGGCTACATAACGAGTTTTACAACCACTACACCCTTAACGGCTAATGATGTTGTTTATACGACTATTACAGCTGTAGATGCTTTTAGACTGGCTCAAAATGCCCAGATAGCTACAGTGGCAGGCACTAGCGCAGGCCAATTATCAGGGGCCAGGATAAATAACCTGCTCGATGTTATTAGCTGGCCTAACTCTATGCGCGATATAGATGCAGGTTTAACCACTATGCAAGCTGACCCTGGCACCCAACGTACAGCCCTAGCAGCTATGCAGACAGTAGAGACGAGTGAGTACGGGGCGCTCTATGTTGATGCTTACGGCTCTTTCGTATTCCAAGATCGTACCGTCACTTCTACCTCAGTATCAGGCACCCCTACAGTATTTACAGATGATGGCTCAGGTATTGATTACTCTAATGCGGTATGGGTCTTAAATGACACATTGATTTATAACCAAGCCAATATAACCAGAACTGGCGGCACGGTGCAGACGGCAGAAAACACAGCCTCAATAGCCCAATACTTTTTACACAGCTACAACCAGCAAAACCTACTTATGCAAACAGATGCCGATGCCTTAAATTACGCTCAAGCTTATGTAGCAAGTAGGGCAGAGACTACTGTACGGTGTGATGCTATTACCCTAGACCTTTACACGGCTAATTATAACGCTGGCATAATCGCAGGGCTTAATTTAGATTTTTTTGACCCTATTACGGTAACTACCACACAGCCAGGTAACTCTACTTTGACTAAGACCCTGCAGATATTTGGCGTGGCTATGAATATCACACCTAATAAATGGCAAGTAACTTTTACCACGTTAGAAAGTATTATAGACGCGTTTATCCTAAATGATGCGATATACGGTCTTTTAGATAATGGCGTACTATCCTACTGATATGAAAGAGAGTGACTAAATGGCAAAACAGACCTTTACGACGGGGCAGGTGCTCACAGCTGCACAGATGACCAGCCTGCAGCAAACGGCTATGGGCGGGGGTTCAACTACTGCAAAAACTACTAGCTACGTCTTAGTAGCCGCCGATGCTGGCACGGTCGTACAGATGAACGCGGCAGGGGCTACAACTATTACGGTTAACACCGCATTATTTAGCGCCGGAGATACGGTATTTATTCAAAATGTCGGCGCGGGGGTCTGCACAATTACCGCCGGCACGGCGACCGTGGCCACTAGCTCGGTCTTAGCGTTGCAACAGTACGACGGTGGCCAGTTATATTTTAATTCCACTAGCGCATCTATTTATTTTGCCCACGATGCCGCCGACTCAAGCGCCGCGGCGGCCGGCACTTTAACAGGTACAACGCTTGCCTCAAATGTTGTTACTTCATCTCTAACTTCTTTTGGCACAACACCAGTAATTGCCAGCCCTAAGATTTCATCAACTTACACAGCTAAGACCGCCGCCTATACTTTTGCAAGCGGAGATGAAGGCAACATATTCTCAATGAACAATGCTGCAACGCAGCAATTCAATATCCCAACGGACGCTACATTTAATTTTGCAGTCGGTACTGAAATCAATATGTTTTGGATTACGGGAGCAGGCCAACCAACGATAGGTGCAGTAACCCCAGGCACTACAACGGTGATTAGCACGGGTGCAACGAGTGCCACGCCTAAACTGCGTGTGGCTAACTCGGGTGCAACCTGTAAAAAACTAGCCGCTAACTCTTGGATTGTGTTTGGAGATTTAGCGTAATGGTAATGCTAGGAATTATGGCAAGTGGTATAACAAAATCTAAACTTATTACTAACTATGTAGCTGTCGGTTGGGATTCTGCTTCGCCGTCTCTATATGTCTACCCTTGGTCGGCAGGTTTCGGCACGAAATACGCCGACCCTGCGACCCTCGTGCAAGGTAATGGCAACGGTGCGCAATTTAACGCCGCTAAAGATTTATTAGTAGTTGGTTCTGGTCAAACGCCTTATGTTCAAGCCTACCCCTGGTCTAGTGGTGGTTTTGGTACGAAGTATTCTAACCCTGCAACCTTGCCATCTGGCGCCCCTGATAGGGTTTCGATTAATGCTTCAACGGGTGCCATAGCGTTAAATGCTTCTGGTGCTACTCCTTATACCACTGTCTACCCTTGGTCGGCAGGTTTCGGCACGAAATACGCCGACCCTGCAACCTTGCCATTGAACTCTAATGGTGTTGCTTTTAATCCCGCTGGTACGGCTATTGCTTATCCAATAAGTGCAAGCCCTTATACTTATGCCTACCCTTGGTCTGCCGGGTTCGGTACTAAGTATGCTAACCCTTCATCTCTCTTAATAGATAGTGGTCAGGCCGTAAATTACAGCCCTGCAGGTACGACTATTGCTTACGGTCACTTAACAAACCCTGGGGTAAGTGCCTACCCCTGGTCTGCAGGTTTCGGAACTAAGTACACTTCACCTAGTACATTTACGGGTGCAGGTAATGGAGTTGCATTTAACCCTAGTAGTAATGCTTTAGCAGTTGCAAGTGGTGGCACGCCTTACGCTAATGTGTGGGCTTGGTCGGCAGGTTTCGGCAGTAAATACTCTGACCCTGCGAGTATCCCCACTACAGGCACACCACAAGTAGCTTTTAGTGCCGACGGTAATTCTGTGGGATTTAGTACTACCTCATCACCTTATGTTTATGTCTACCCCTGGTCTGCAGGTTTCGGCACGAAATACGCCGACCCTGCGACCCTGCCAGGCGGTAACGGTAAAGCGATTGCCTTCATCTAACTACTAACAAAGGAAAAACAAATGACAGAACTAACCCCATTACAAGCGCGTCAGGCCGAAGTAGACCAATACTCGGCTAATATCGCTATGTACACAACTATCTTGGCAACACTGCCGACAGTATGGCCCGAGCACCTAGCAGCTTTTAAGGGTGCAAGTGATAAACACGCCACTATTGCAACAGTCGAGAATTTAACAGATGTCGAGTTACTGGCTGCTCTATGGCAAGCCGACGACTGCAAGGCCGCTATCCGTACAGAAACGCTAGAGCGCGCTAAGGCTGCATCTATTTTGGCTGTACTTAAAGGCTAATGCTGACAAGTTACAACGGCTGGCCTGCCAGTAAAGAACCTGCCGAGATTGGCATAAAGTCTTACGCCGTGCCTGGCACTACGCTGAAACTTAGGTGCGCCGAAAAGGTAGCACCGTTGCTGATCGGTTTTGCAGCTGAGTTTCACGAGCTGATTGAACCGTTAGATGTGGGTGGACTTGATGACTGGGGCTATTGCTACAGAGATGTAAGAGGCGTACCAGGTAAATTAAGTAATCACAGTAGCGGCAGCGCGATAGACCTTAACGCAAGCAAACACCCTTTAGGTAAAGCTGGCACGTTTGAAACTGGCAAGGTGCCAATGCTTAAGGCCCTGGCTAAAAAATATGCTCTTACCTGGGGTGGGCAGTGGACACGCCGAGATGAGATGCACTTCGAGGTAAGTATAGATGCCACTAGAGTAGCGGCATTAATTACTAAGTTAGGATTAAATAATGCCAACTAGCGCACAGGTTGTATTAGGTACAACAGCTACGGTAATAGTAGCCGAGTCCAATTTTGACCAAACGGCCTGCCTACATAACTTAGGCGGGGGCGCTATGTACTTAGGAGCTGCAAACGTAACTACATCTAACGGCTATAAGTTGGATAACGGCGACAAACTTACAGTAGCGGTGGGCGACCACGAGGCTCTATACGGCATTACTGCAAGCGGCACTCAAACCGTAGCGGTATTAAAACAAATCAACTAGGGCTAGAAAAGAGCAAGTAAATGAAAGAGCAACTAAAGGCCGCTGGCCTATCTTACCTACGCGCAGCTATATCGTGCGTGGGTGCGCTATACCTTAGCGGGATATCAGACCCTAAAGTATTAGCTAATGCTTTTATAGCTGGCCTAATAGGCCCTGTCCTAAAGGCCCTAGCGCCTAACGAGAA